CATTGGCTTCGCACCAGTTTTTCTCTTGGCAGGTGGACGACCAACTTTCTTTCCGTATGTACCTTTACCTGATGGCATAACATTCTCCGATAATTGAATACAGGAAAAGGGAGCCGAAGCTCCCCATCCATTTTTACTTAGCTATTAAGAAATAGCGTAGTAACCAGCGTTAGCTTCTTCAGAGCGAGCTTCAAGAGTGAAGTAGCACTCTAAAAGTTTCTGTTCAGCAGAACGTTGAGTAGCGATGTCAGTAGTGTGAATCATTTTACCACCACCGAATGCCAAGCCCCATGAAGACATATCTAAAACATATAGAGTGTTGTCGTACATTTGCTTGTTAGGAACTACTTTGATTGGCCCAAACTGAGACTGATATACAGCAACTCGGTTGTAGATCTCACCAGTAGAAGCATTTGATTCAACGCTGTCAGCAATGCCTGAAACACCAGCTCGGAAAGAGCCGATAGTGCCAGCTTGACCCATGATTGAAACATTAGCGAAATCGCCAGAGTTGTTCCAAACACCATCTAACAAAGTCTCTAAAGTATCTTCAGAGAATCCAGCAGGAGTACCAGGAGAAGGTACAGTAGTACCGTCTGAAGCAGTGTTAGCAGTACCGTCAGCAGCAACACTTTCGTTAGTGTTGATCCAAGACGCTACACTAGCAACTTCGCCAGCAGTGCTGTTAGTAGGAGTAACTTTAAAAGTCTTACCAAGAAGAGCAGTCTCAACAGTCATGTGAAGCTCTTTACCTTTCTTCATTAACTGGTAAGCCATTTCTTTGCCAGGGATACCAGCTTTGTCGAACATTTCAGCTTTGTTAGTTACAGTGGCAGTCTCAGAAAGAATACCAACGTAGTTGCCTTTACGAACACGAGTGTCAGAAGTCGCTGCACCAACTGTATCAGCTTCAACATCCCAAGAAGGAGCAGTTGTTGCTAAAGTGTCAGTTAACCATTCGTGGTTATCAGCAGTCGCTTTAGTTTTTGCGATGCCAGATGAGAATGGAGTTTTGTATGGAGTTACGTTAAAGATTACGTTACCTAAATCTTCACGAACGTTGTTTGCATTTTCTAAAACGTATGCACTGTTACCTGCGATTGTAGCCATGATATATTACCTAATTAAAAGAATTGAGAATTAAATCTACAGCAGTTTGTTGATTAAAAGATCCATCAGGATTTCTTTGCTGATTTAACTTTTTAGTCTGTGCCGCAGCCTGTTTTTGTGCTCGACTCGTTGACGTTCCTTTACGTAGAACAGTCTTAGAAGCTTTCTTAGCAGGAGCCTTTTTAGTTGCAGCCACTTGCTTCTGAGATTTATTAGCCATAGCAGCATCATGTAACACTTTTAATACAATAGCGTCTGTAACGGTGTTTAATGCTTTAGCACTACCACCAACGCTTTCAAAGTATTCGGTCATAACCGCTACTTTTTCAGCAGCAACTTTTTGGTCTGAAAAACTTGGCTCTAATTGAATTAACAATTTAGCCTGATTTTGTGATTCAGCTTTAAAGTTTTCCTGTCTTTGACCTTCGTGTTGATCATGCACTTGCTTAGCTAAACTATTAATCTCTTGTTCTCTTTGTTCAAAAAGAACTCGATTTTCTAATGCCTGTTCATAAGCATAAGGATCTGCCTCTTTTAAAGCTAATAACTCTTCAGTGTTATGGGTTGGTCGCTGACCGTATACCATTGCGCTTGCAATCTCTAACAGCTTTGCTGTTTCTTCAAGAGATGAAGTGCGTTCCGACTCAAAAGCTTTTCGCTCATTTGACAGCGCCTGAGTTTTGCGCGTGTAATCACCTTGCATCAAAACGCCGCTCTTAATCTTATCAATGTCATCAAGACCATTTTCAACAAGAAATTCGCGTGCATTAACTAAATATTCATATTCACCGTCGTCAAGCTCGATGTCACCAGAGAACTCTTCTCCGCCTTCATCACTTTCTTCGGCTTCAACTTCTTCTAGTTGATCCAAGTTTTCGTCCACTTCTTCTTCAGAATATTCTTCCTCAGATTCCGCTTCAGCTACAGGTTCATTTTCAATTTCTCCTAAATCTTCTTTAGGATTGATCATGCCCATTATTGCCTCTAGTCCAGCATCCTGTGTAATGGGTTCGTTAATAGAGAGTTCCGAAGAGTTGTTCTCATTGTCTGACATTGTTATTTCCTCAAGGATCTGTTTCCAGTTATCCTTATTGTTAAGTTATGATTTTTGGTTTCTTAGCTTCTTTCAACTCAAGATACTGATCTAGTGTCGGGGTGTGAAACACCTCGTCCACCATACCCTCTACCTCTTGCATCGTAAGCTTCGTAAAAGCTACACCACGCATCCAATTCATTAAATCACTGGATACGATGTAATATTCTTTATCTTCCTCGTCCTTTTTTGGCGAGAGTTTCTCTTTGGTTTGCATACCACTCCAAGTTCTCTTTTAAAGCCTTAACTACTTTAACCTCTCTCCAGATTCCTTCACCCTGTTCAGGTGTTGGTACGCTAGAAAAAGCCCTGTACAAATTATCTTCCATTTCTTGAAAAATAAACTGTATTGCTTCATCTCCTATAAGCCTATGGGCTGCGTTTGCCACTCTAAGCCTTGTATCTATATCAGCCTTCTCACTTTCTAGGCTGCTAACCAATCTTGACTGCTCTCTCACTGCGTGCCTCCAGATTAAGTTCGGCTACTTTAAACTCGTTCTCATCTTCATGCTTCTTAACTTCAAGCATAAACTCTTGCTCTTTAAGCTCTAGCTCCGCTCGATCAATAGCAATCTTCTCTTTCTCGATCTCAATCTGAGCCATAACTGCCTGCTGTTGAGCCTGCATTGCTTGCTGCTCTGCGCTTGGCCCTTCTTGCTGACCAGTAAAGTCTTTACCAGGATCAGTAAAGTAGCGACCGTATGCGGCCTTATCATACAATCTGACCATATCCTCTTGCAACTGTACTATCTGGTATGGCATTACAGTAATACCTAAGCCGCCAGCAGATACCATTGTTTGCTGAGCTTGCATAGTCTGTTGCATATGGAATAACTGCTCAGTCTTAGACCCATTACCTAGACCAACTAGAACTGTGACATCTTTACGAGCATTCCAAGTGCGAGGATCTACCTCCACAAATTTATCGTTTAACCTGAATACAGCCTTGTCTTCTGCGTGAGCAATCTCTAATTCATAGATACCCATAAAGACTTTACGCAAGAATTCACCGTACTCACGAGCAATCAAACGAATACGAGCCTGACGCTTAGATAGAACCTGACTAACTGCACCCGCAGCGGTATTACCATTAAGAATATCAGGGCTAATTGAGTTATCTGTAGAGCCTACATCCTTCTCTAGCATCTGATCAGCCATACCCATCATGTTATTGGTATGCGCGCCGAATGAAGGCTGGCTTGGGAACGAGATAGCACTAGGATGCTTAACAAGGTAAGGAGCGCCTGGCTTGCTGCTCATTACTGAGTCTAGGTCTACTTGGCCCTCAACGACCACAGGGCGACCGTTATTTAAGTTGTACTGATTGTCTAGCTGGTTACGCCAAAGCGTGCTCTTCATCTTCTGGATGGGTGCAGCGGCATCCGCAGGGCAAAGACCTGTGAGCTTGTGAGGCATACGGATAGGAGTCCAGATTTCAAAAGGAATCTCATCCACTTCCTCAACATCTAATACTGTATTGCCTATTCTGCAAACCTTTATAAGCTCATCAAAGCCATCTTCATCTCGGTCAAGTCGAATGTAAACCTCATGCAAGTCATAAGTCTTTGCAATTTGATTCTCATCACCATCGTAATCATCTGTATCGAAGTTACGGGCAATGCGCTCAGGCGCGTCATATTCATTGTAACCAGAAGAGCTTGAAGCTTTATCAATCTTGCTTTCTTTAAAGCCCATCTCCAGTAAGTCGCTTTTAGACTTCTGGCTTCGTTGACGAACGTATCGAGCGTCTTTTATAGTTGTTGCATTTTGATCAATACCAAATTCTTCAGATGGCACTACTTCTACGCGAGTAGAGCTTTTGGTTACTGTATGAAGCATTTTACCTGAGAAGGTAATCATCTCAGTTACATTATCAATTGACTCTTCAAATTCTGTTATTTCAACTTCTGGATCAGCTTCGAGCAACATATATGCTTCTTGAGAGATGTCAGTAAAGTCGTGAGTGCTTGTGGAATCTTCCATCGCTCTCCAACGCTTAATAACACCTTGACGCTGAAGAAGACCATCAATAAGGCTATCCATAATATTGCTAAAGCCATCATTTTGACGATAGAAAACATAGCGTATCCAGTCAGTTGCTTGCTGCGCTGCTTCGACATCTTCTGGCCCTTCTGGTTCAAACCTAACAGTTTCATCATCAGCTACAAATAACTCAGCTATATCTGCCTTAATATTCTCAACGGTTTGATAAACCTCACGGGTGACAATGCTTGAGTAGCCATCGCGCTCATTTCCGTACGACTCACCAAGATAATAATCAAGCAAATCAGCACGAGTTTGGGCTGCATCGCTATCCATGTGATCAGATATATTATCTTCATAAGAATTAATTGTAGTCAAAAGTTCTTTATTTTCGATCATTATGTGACCCAGTTGTAATTACTTGATTCCTTAGTTTCCCAAGGTCGCTGTCTTTTGCTTTTATCTTTTGTTGGTATAGCAAACCTTTGGCTTTGATATGCGTATCTTGTAGCTGACATTAAATCGTCTGCCTTATCTACTATCTTACCATTATCGCCAAAGTGATACATTCCGTATTCTTGTTGCCAAAAATGGCAACTCTGAAATACTTTAAATAAACCTTTTTCCATCGCTTTCGACATTGCAGTAATACCTGCCGAAATCTTTATATCCCCTTTTGTCTGAGATATATCTGGCGGGTTAGTAAAGTGTTCAGGTAAGAAGTTTACTCCTTCCTGACGATACTGCTCTGCCATAGAATCACCGCCATCAAACGATCTATTACCATCGTGAGGCCAAGCTATAGGTGGCTGACAAGATCTTTGTCTAATCGCTATAGCGTGCTGTGTTGCTGTTTGACGAGATTCTCTATACTCGTCTGTAACATAAAAGCAGCCATTCTCTGGGTTTATTGCACCCCAAACAATAGCTGTAGGGTGATCAAACCCAAAATCTATACCCGATATTCTCAACCAGTGAGCAGGTATCTCAAAGTCTTCTACAACCAATCTTTCAAGTGAGTATGGGAACACCATACCTCTACCGAATACTGGCTGGCCTTTTGTTCTCATCTCTCGTTCGTTAGGAAGGTACTGAGCTAGTATCTGCTCTTTTGCATCCTCATCTAAGTGAGGTGCCTCATCCCAACCTGCTTGGATAAGAAACTGGCCTTTCTTTCTTTCCTTCATAAACTGCTGGATAACTGGAGTCATTCCACTCTCTGGGGTAAACGTCATCATAACGAAACCCTTTTTATCCAGCGTTCGAGTCAAACACTGTGTGTATATGTTCTGAGCTGGCTGCTCATCTAGCCAAACCCAGTCAAGAGAAGAACCCATGAACTTCTCTTCACCCATCTCGTATGACTTAAACGAGACTACTGATTCACCGATGTGATTACCTTTCTCATCGTGAAACTTAACTACAATACTTTCAACTGCATTTGGTATCTGTGGCTTACGCACTACATCTACAATACAATCTCTGGGTATAGCTCCAGATCCACGCAAGTCAATGTTTACAGGATCGCCCAATAGCTCACGCTGTAGTATATCTCTTGTGGTGACTGTACTAGCACCAGCAGCCCACGCAGTAATAGGCTTTTTAAATCTATGACCTGTCCACCCATCAGGATACCTTCCTGTTAAGTGACAAGCGGTAATTCTAGCTCCAGTGTAAGTCTTACCTAC